CGATGAAAGGAGGGGGTGTCCAATGGTTACATACAGTGAACTGTTTCAGTACACACTTGTTATCATCGGCATTGTTGGCCTCTTTATTGCGGCCAATAAAAAGAAGTAACCGCCCGGCCCAGCAAACCAGCGGTTACTTCTCGTAACTAATGGGGGCCAACCGCTTACCGGCAGCGCCCTTTCTATTTTCAGTATAACCGCATGCCGTTCAATTGTCAAGTACCGTCCCAACTCTGGGGCGGCTTTTTGTGTCCAACTTGGACACTTACTGCACTTTGATTAACTCTTGATGTTCTTCCGGCAGGTCGTGGATCACCCGCTCCGGGGTGGAGACGCGGATGTAAAGCGCGGAGTTCATAGTGCTTCCGCCTCCGAAAGTTCGGTTCCATCAGATTTGTACTTCCAGCAGAAACCACCGGCGTGTTTCTGCTTCCCGTTTGCCGCGGCCCGGATCCCCTGTGCGGCAACGCCGACCGCACGTTCTGCGGCGGAGACAGATGGAAATTCCTCCAGGATGTTTCCATCGTCGTCCAGCTTCAGAATCGGTTTGCTCTGCTGGCGCTTTGGTTTGGCCTTGGCCTCCTCTAACTTCCTCTGTTTCCGTTCGGCCCGCTCTGCACGTTTGCGGGCCCTTTCCTCCGCTGCCAGTTCCGCCGCCAGCTCCGCGGCCCTGGCGGCCTCCAGCTTTTGGACCGCCTTTCCCCTGCGCTCGACAAGGGCGGAGCAGTTGTCCTCCCCCAGGCGGGCGATCCCCTCGTCCAGGATACGAATTTCATTCTGGAAATCCCGTTGCTTGCGATACGCCATCGCATAGGACTCAAAGAGAAATGGGTAGACAACGCCGCTGGCCTCTTTGGCCTGGTCGTAGAAGTGCAGCGCCTCCGCGAAGCGGCCCGCCTTCCTGGCGTCCTCGCCCTTCTGGTACAGGGGCTCGCTGCAGGTGAGCCACTGGTCCCACTCCCTCCTCCTTGCCCGCTCCGCGTCATCCGGCCCGCCGTAGAAGCTGCGCATCCATGGGTTGATGCAGTCAGTTTCCCGGCTGAGCCGCGCCAGCACCGCCGCGGTCGCCTCGCAGTCGGCAAGTGCGTCGTGGAACCCGCGTTTTGGACGAAACCCGATGGAGGCTGAAACGGTCTCCAGCTTATAATCGGGCGCGTACAGATACTCGCGGGCCATGGGCAGCACATCCACATAGTTTCTCAGGCGAAAGGGATTCCCAAACGCCTGATACAGGAATTTCAGGTCAAATGTGACGCGGTAGCCGATGACTAGGCAGCCGTCGCAAAACGCGGCGAACTCAGCCTTTACCTCCTCTGCCGTCGGCGCGTTTGCGACCTTGCGGTCCGTAATCCCATTGATTTGGGTGGCGCGGGGAGGAATCCGGCGGCCCGGGTTCAGGTAAGTATGGAAGACGCCGTCCGGCTGCCCCTCTTCTGTGAATCGAAGGGCAGAAAGCTGGATGATTTGATCGGCCTCCGGGTCCAGGCCGGTGGTCTCTACGTCCAAGATGACATACGGAAAAGAAAAGTGGGGCAGATCATGAATTACGTTGTCTACCGCAGATGTGGGCCTCGTGGATTCCAAGTCTGTGTTTGTGCCGCTGTCGTTCCCAGTAGAGAAGCGGGGCGGGTCGTGAATTGCGTTGCCTGCCGCAGATGTGGGCCTCGTGGATTCCAAGCCTGTGGTTGCGCCGCTGTCGTTCCCAGTGTTGTGGCTGCTCCTACAGGCCAGTGCGGCAAAGAGGATCACTGTAACGGCAACGGCAACCAGTAAATACGGCACACCTGATCCCTCCCTAAATTAGCCCTTGTCATTGCAGGGCTTTATATTGTTTGCCGCTCGGGCGGTCCATAGATGATCCTGACAAAGAAAACTTCCCCTTGACAGAGTAGAACAGACGTTCTATAATGCTCTTAAAAATAGAAAGAGGCGGTAAATGGGATGAGCGATGAAGTTCTGGCACTATATTTATCATTGGATGAATCCGACAAAAAATATGTCAATCAGTTGATTTTTTCCCTGCTAGAGACCGAATCATGCCATCCACAAGTTCCTTGTCCTCTGGAGTAAGCAAATCATACTCAGGCGGATAAAGAGGCCTGTCCCCGGAAACGGGGGCGGGCTCTTTTTTATCTCCTGGCCCGGTCGGCTTTTCGCCGAGCAGGTCGCTGGTGGATACCCCCAGGTACTGAGCCAGGAGCTGGACCTTCTCTACCGAGGGAGTGCTGCCAGCTTCAATATTATTTATAAAATTAGCGCCGGCCCCACTTTCACGGCCCGCTACAGTAGGTTTTACGCCCCTCAGGCGGCAATATATTTTGACATTTTGCACAAAAAGTTGCTTGTCCAAGGGGTATCACTCCTCTTAAATAAAGAAATATACACATTCAACGAAAACACTAAATTCAAGATTTATATATTGACAACACTAAATTTAGAGTTTATGATTTAAGCACAGTTTGACGGTATGTCACGGGAGGGGCGAACGGGATAGTGTGGAATTACAATAAGCCAATCAAAGATAGAGACCGAGTAGAGCTTGAGTTGAGGGAGACGTTCGAGTACATACGAGAGATAGAGGGCCGCATCCAAAGATTGGCATGGCTGATTGATGATATGACCATCAAAATGCATATAGCCAATAAATCTTTTGGCCTATCATCAGGTGAAAGCAATAAAGATAAACACTGAGTCAACTGACAGTCCGCACCAGATCACCGACGTGTATTTTCTTATCAATTCCTTCATAACCACCAGAAATTTCCTTGGAATCAACATTCAAGGGAAGAACCTCTTCTCTTTGCCAAGAGGCAAGGCTACTCAAAAGGCCGATGGTTTCGGTTTCACGATTTTCGCAAACGCTCATCATCGGAAACACATTGATCACACGAAGTTTTGCCTTAACATAATCTAGGGTTCCCAAACTATCGCCTGTATCTGGGTCACTAATTGGGGTTCCCTGAACAAAAACCTCAAGATTTTGCCCATCATGTATCAAATCATTAGAACCAGCATTGATTACCACCCGATACTCATTAATGATCTTCACTATTTTGATTACCTTTTCCATAGGAAACACCTCCATCTTCTAACCGTTCCTGCTCAAGCTGGAATACTCTGTAGATATATTCTACTTTCGCCCTATCTCCATTTCCGAGAGCTATCATAAATGCGAAAGTCATGCTCATAATGAATTTTCGGTATCTTTGTTCTTTTTCAACCTTTTCAGTAAATTGAGCAGATAAGGCGTTATGTTTAGCTGCTATTTCTTGCTTTTCTTTATTTAAAGATTCCAAGCTCTTGTTTGAGTCTCTCAATTTAAAATATATGCGCAACCAAGAGATTGCTATAGAAAACAACAGTACAGTTAATGCAATGATCGCTTTGATATACCATTTGCAATCAGGTATAAACCAAGGTACGAAAGCCAGAAGAAAGGTAATTATGGCCTGCATTATATCAAAAGCACTCATGGGTACACGCCACCCATCTAAGTAATGACTATAAAACAAGGATATATTACCATCATCCCGACTTAAAATCAAGTCTGACAAATAGAAAGGGGGTGAATCAAGTGGAGATCAAAAAATACCGGGAGCGGGCGGGAATATCCAAAGCTGAACTGGCCCGGACCATGGAGGTAGACTCGGCGGCGGTGACACGATGGGAGAAGGGGACCGCCCTTCCTCGGGCGGCCAAAATTCCAAAGCTGGCTGATTTGTTCGGCTGCAGCATCGACCAGCTCTATGGCCGCCAGCCGCCCACCGAGGCCAGCTGACAACCTGACCATACACCAGGAAGGAGCGAATGTCCATGCCGGAGGAGTACCGGAACATCTACAAAAGAGCCCGCCGCACGGCTGGTTACACCCAGGAAGCGGCGGCGGAGATGCTGAATGTTTCCGTGGAGAGCATCCGGGCCTACGAGACCGGCCAGAGGATCCCGCCCAACGATGTGGTGGAGCAGATGGCGATCTGCTACAACGCCCAGCGGCTCGCGCTTCAGCATCTGCAGGAGACCAACGCTCTGATGGCCCGGGTCGTGCCCCGCTTGGAGGAGCGGTCCATGCTGGAAGCGGTGGTGCGGATCTATAACCGCCTGCGGAAGCTGGACGACGCCCACGGCCTGGACAAGCTGATGGACATCGCCGAGGACGGGCGGATCGACAGCGAGGAGCGCCCGGTGTTCGACGCGGTCATGGCCGACCTGCGGGAGGTGGTGCGCTCCGGTCTGGAGCTGGAGGTGTTTTGCGGCGAGGACGCGTCCCGCGGGAAAAATTGAAAGCCGCCCGGCTGGGCGGCGGGAGGGGGATGAACAAACGATTTAAAATGGAAGAAGATGGACGGCCCTAGGCGCATAGAATTTAGATATCTCTAGAAAGGGGGATTTTCAGTGGACGAAAAGGAAGAGGCGCTGTACATAAAGGCATTAAAGTTCCTGAAGGAGACCCGGCTGAAGAAGGAGTTCGGCATCGACGCGGAGGTGACCTTTGTCCGCGTGCCGAAAGAAGCGGAAGCGTCCTGATCCGCGGCCCGCTGTGGGGCGGGCCGCGGGGTGGACAAGCCTGAATGGGAGGTTTTGATATGGACTCTGATAAGCTGGCGGCGCGGGCCAGGGAGGCGCTGACGGGCCGGTACGGCATGAGGAATATCTGGCAGATCGAGCGGCTGGACAAACATTTTTTCCGGGCGTACTTAGCCGACGGCCGGATCATCCTGGCCATGCTGGGGGAGGACGGCGGCGTCACCCTCCGGGAGCTGGAGGCGGTGTGCTGATGACTCAAAATATAAAAATCCCGCATGGCTGCGGACACAGCCATACGGGAGTCGTGCTCAGGAAGCACAATAAGAACATGATTATTATAGCACAGCAGGCGGAATTTGACAAGGGGGTGGCTGAAAAATGACAGAACAACCCCGGAGTTACTGGGGCGTCTTGCCCGGTGAGGTCGTCCGCGCTAAAAATCTGACCATAGCGGCAAAGTATCTTTATGTCCTTCTCTCCTCGATGACTTATGACAAGGGCTTTTGCTGGCCGGAAAACGAGACCTTGGCTGGCGAAATGCAGCTGTCCAAGCGCCGTGTTGTAGAGCTGCTTGGCATGCTTCGGGACAGCGGCTTCATCAAGATCATTTTCAAGCAGAACGGGAAAAAGGAGCGCCGGTACATATACTGCGGTATGTTCCCGGACCGGGTGGAATCCCCTCCGGAAGACAACGGACCGGAGGGGTGCGAAATCTCGCAGGGGAGGGGGGCGGAGGACTGCGTGCCCCTGTGCGAAAAACCGCATCCCCCCATGCGAGAAATACGTTTTGCTAATAAGGATGAAAAACAAAAAGAAAGTACCCCCTATAGTCCCCCCGAGGGGGACGCGCCGGCCAGGAGAGGCAGGCGCCGGGAGCCGAAGGCGGCGCCCGATTGGAAACCGGAGCGGTTTGAGGGCTTCTGGCGGGTGTACCCCGTGAAGAAGTCCAAACAGGCGGCGATACGCGCTTGGGACTCACTGCGTCCGGACGACGGCCTTCTGGCGGTGATGGGCAGGGCGCTCCGGCGGCAGATGGCGGGGGAGGACTGGCAGAGGGGCTTTGGCATCCCCTACCCCGCCACCTGGCTCAACAACCGGCGCTGGGAGGACGAGGACAGGCCCACGGCGGAGGGCGGCGTCCTGACTCCGGAAAGGTTTGGGTGGGGCTGTGATGGATGATCTCTACCTGCTGTCCCAGCACGGCGTTCTGGGCTCGGTGCTGTTAACGCCGGACATTGCCGGGGATGTGATCGCCGCCCTGCGGCCGGAGGACTTCACGGAAGAGCTGGGCAGGCAGGTCTTTCTGGCGATCCGAAATCTGTACCTGGACGGAGGAAAGATCGACCTGATCTGTATTCTGGACCGGATGGGCGCGCCCGATCCGGAAAAGCGGGCCTATCTGCTGCAGCTGATGGACGAGACGCCCACCTCGGCCAACTTCCGGGAGTATCTGGCGATTGTCCGGGAGCGCTCCCGCATTCGGACGATCCAGAATTGCGTGGGGGCGGAGCTGATCTCCGCCGGCCTGACCATGGACCGGGCCCGGGAGCTCTACGCTCTGTTCGGAGAGCTGCTGGTGGACCGCCGGGGGGTGGAGTGCCTGAGCATGGAGCAGGGCATCTTAAACTTTCAAGAAGAGATGGCCCGGACGCCCAGCTATCTGCCCTGGGGAATCAGCTTTCTGGACGAAGGGCTCACTGTCGAGACCGGAGGGGACTACGTGGTGATCGGCGGGTATCCGTCGGACGGCAAAACCGCCCTGGCCCTCTCCATGGCCTACAAGCAGGCGGAGAAGCTGCGGGTGGGGTTCTTTTCCCTGGAGACGAAGGCCTCCAAGCTGTTCAACCGCGTTTACTCCGCCGCGGCCCAGGTCAGCGGAGCCCGGATCAAACGCCGCGCGCTCACCGAGGAGGATTGTCAGAAGCTGGAGCAGAAAGCGGACGAGCTGGTCCATCACCGGCTCCATCTCATCCGCTCCTCCAGCATGACAGTGGAGGACATCGCCTTCTACACCCGTGCCCGGCGGTTTCAGGTGGTCTACGTGGATTACCTGACCCTGGTGCAGGCCCCGGGCCGAACCGAATTTGAACAGGCGACCTACATCTCCAAGGCCCTTCACCGGCTGGCCCAGGACAACAACATCACCGTGGTGGCGCTGTCCCAGCTCTCCCGCGGGGAGGACGAAAAAAAGCCCAGGCCGCCTACGCTGCGCTCCCTGCGTTCGTCGGGGCAGATCGAGCAGGATGCCGATGTGGTGATGCTCCTCTACCGGGAGGAGCCGGGCAGGCAGCGCTCCCGCCGTATCCTGCGGGTGGCGAAAAACAAAGAGGGCGAGACCGGACCGGTTCCGCTGCTGTTCAACGGCGAAACCATGACCTTCCGGGTGGACCAGGCCGGGCTTGTCCGGGACTGCCTGAGGCGGGAACCGGAGAACCGCCAGCAGGCGTTTTGGGACATCCCCGGAAGCGATAAGATGCAGCTGGAGGAGGCCGGGAGAGACACGAAACAGGCATTTGGAAAGGATGAAAAACTTCCATAAACGGGAGGACGAGCACAATGAGGACAAGCGTGATACTCAATTTGAAGGGCGGCGTGGCAAAAACGGCTACCGCTGTCAACCTGGCGGCCATACTGGCCAAGGATTATGGTCAACGGGTGCTGCTGGTGGATGCCGACAGCCAATGCAACGCCACGGAATTTTTCGGCGGCGACCCGTCCAAGAGCGACCTGTCGGACGTGCTGCGGCACGAGGGGGACGGGGGCTTCTTCGCGGCTGCCAGCATCCAGACCAGCAGCTTCCCCGGGGTGGACCTGCTGTGCGGCTCCGAGGAGCTGATGGACCTGGACCTGACCAAGGTGGAGCTCAAGGGCGTTCGGGCCACGGTACTGCGGGAAATGACTCAGCAGCTGATCGCCCAGGACCGGTATGACTACTGCGTCGTGGACTGCCCGCCGGCCTTCAACGCGGCCAGCGCGGCGGCGCTGATCGCGGCGGACGACGTGGTCATCCCCATCAAGCTGGATGCCTTCGCCCTGCGGGGGATGGGGAATCTGATGCGGCAGATCGCCAACATGCGAAAGATCAATCCTGCCCTGCGGCTGTCCGGCTGCCTGCCCACCATGTGGTACCGCAGCGACCAGATCGTGGAAGCGGAGGACACCCTGCTGGCCAGCGGCCTGCCGGTGTACCACCACATCAGACGCACCGACAAGGTGGACGCCATGACCTTCGCCCAGGAGCCCCTGCTGGTGACCAGCCCCAAGAGCGCCGCCGGGGTGGATTACCGCCGGTTCGTCCGGGAGTACATAGAGAGGGGCATTTAAATATGGCGGACAGGAAGGGCTTTGACCTGGCTGATCTGCTGAAGGATGTGTCCAAGTTGGACACCTCCCCTGCTGAGGAACGGGAGCAGATCGAGTACATAGATATTGACCTGATCGACAGCGACCCAAATAATATCTACAAGCTGACTCAGCTGGATGCGCTGGCAGCCAACATTGAGGTGGTAGGCCTCCAGCAACCCCTCCGAGTGCGCGCCTCCGGCAAGGACCCTCAGCGGGTGGTCATCGTGTCGGGCCACCGCCGCCGGGCGGCCCTGAAGCAGTTGGTGAAAGAGGGGCGGGAGGACCTGCGGGCGGTCCCCTGTATCCGGGAGCGGACGGAGGGCTCCGCCGCCCTGCAGGAGCTGCGCCTGATCTACGCCAACCGGGACACCCGGGTTATTTCCTCGGGGGAGCTTGCCAAACAGGCGGAACGGGTTGAGATGCTGCTGTACCAGCTGAAGGAGGAGGGCTTCGAGTTCCCCGGCCGGATGCGGGACCATGTGGCCCAGGCCTGTAAGATTTCCGCCCCCAAGCTGGCCCGGCTGAAGGTAATCCGGGAAAGCCTGGTCCCGGAGTATATGGAGCTTTTTGAACAGGACAAGCTCCCGGAACAGACGGCCTACGCCTTGGCCCGCCTGCCGGCGGAGTTCCAGCGGCGTATGGCGTCCGCCCTGCCGGCGCCGCCCAGCGGAGCCATAGCCGAAAAGGTGCTGAGCAAATACAGCGATGGCTGGCGGTGGGAGCCGCAGCTGACCTGCCCGGACGGGAAAGCCTGCAAGCGCGGCGATGTGTTCCTGCGGCGGGATTGCGAGGCCTCCGGCTGGCAGGAGTTCTGCGGTGGAAATACCTGTTGCCTGGAGTGTGCGCACGCGAAAGAAAGCTGTTATCCCTGCGAGAGGATGTGCAGCAAGGCCAAGGCCCAGCGCAAGGAGGCCAGCGACGCGAAAAAGGAGCTGGAACACCTGCGCCTGCAAAAACAGGGGCGGAAATATCAAAAACAGACTCAGCCTTACGCCAAGCGGCTCCTGCGGGCAATCGACGCCGCCGGGCTTTCGGATGAGAAACAAATCAACTGGCGCTATTATGACGGGATAGCAGTGTCAGATATTCGGAAATGGGCAGCCGGCGAGTTCGACGATCCGGCCGGGTGGTCCTCCGCCCGTTTGGTCCCGGGGGAATGCACCGAGCCGTTAAAGTTGTCCAAGCTGCTGAACTGCTCCACCGACTTCCTGATGGGACTGACCGAGGATCTCCGCCCGATGCCGGCCCAGGCTGAGCCTACCCTGGAGGAAGTGATGGAAGAATCAGCGGAGCAGGCGGAATCCTGGGATGAGCTTGTGGAGGCCCTGGCCCAGGCGGCCGCGCCGGAGGAGCCGGTCCGCCGTATCCGCTGGGAGGACCGGGGCAGGACGCCGCCCATGGACAAACTGATCCTGACCTATCAGCTTACCAACGACGGGCCGGAGTACCGGCCGGCGGTATGGGACGGCGGCAAGTTCAAATCGCCTGATGGGCGGAAGGAATTGACCGGCCTGCAGTATACACATTGGCTGGAGATTCCCGTCCCCAGCAGCGGCGAGAGCTGCGAGGCAGCGCCAGCGGATCAGGCGGAGGGCCAATTGGTGATCTGCGGCTGGATGCCCGGCGGGACCGTCCCTATGGATCCGGGCGATATAGTGGCCGATTTTCAGATCGACGAAGACACCATGATCCGTCAGGTGTGCTACTACGACGGCCAAAACTACCGTTTCCGTAGATTTGGAGAAAAGATAGACGCAGAAGTGGTCCGTTGGATGCACCTGCCGCCGGCGGAGGAAAGCCAAATTGTGTCCAAGCCGGACACCGAGGAGGAATGACGATGCGGATTCTGAAGCCCGGCGACCCCTGCCCCTGCTGCGGGCAGCCTATCCGCGAGGGACTGCCCATGGAGAAGATAATGCTGCTCAGCTATATTCAGTGTGGGATGGAACTGAGAGAAGCGTTAAACCCGGAGAGGAGAACGAAATGAAAACCAATCAATACAAGCTGCTGCTAGTCCGGGTGCCCAGCTGCGAGGCCGTAGACGCCCGGGAACTGCGGGACTACATCCTGGAGTCGCTGGAGCGTGGCGTTCTGGTCCTGACAGAGGACGCCTCCTGCGAGGTGCTGGAGCTGCCCGCGCTGGGCGGGGTGGAAGTGGCGGCAGAGCCGCAGGCTCCGCCTTCCCAGACGGGCGTTGCGGAGGGCACGTCCGAAGGCGACGAAAAGAGGGAGATCCTCCGGCGGCTGACGGAGTACCGAAAGGTCCACGGGCTGGGATCGCTGGAGGCCGTCTCCGTCAAAACCGCCCATAACAAGAGCCAGCGAATACCGGCGGATAAACTGCGGTCGCTCTTGGTCGATGGAGCTTCGCCCGGACCTATGGAGGAGTGGCAGAAGATCAGTCGGGCGCTGGACAAGCTGGAGCAGGAGAAAATTCAGGGTTAGAGGACGAAGGCCATGAGGGCTACGGTCTGTTTCTGCAGAGGGAGGCAGACCGTTCATGGCAAAGATGAAAAAGATCATTACAGCAGGTCCTCTGGTCAAAGAGGCTCTTTACCCTGTCGGCAGCCGCGCCGACTCACCCAAGGTTCGCGCCGGCAAGAAAAACCTGAGTTCGGAGGCTCAACAGCGCATGAACGATATATACAGCTGGCAGAAACTGGAAATGATGCTGGCCTCAAATATGGTCCCCGGCGATCTGGTTGTGGTCCTCACCTATGATGACCAGCACCTGCCCATGTCCCGCAAGGAGGCCGCTGCCAAGGTCAAGTATTTCCGGGCCAAGCTCTCTGCGGCCCGCCGAAAGCGGGAGCAGGAACTGGTCATGTTTTGGAATGAGGAACACAAGCACGAGAGCGAGAACGCCACCCAGGATCGCCGGTGGCATCATCATTGTGTGATCAATGCCACCGGCGACGATTATCAGGAGATCCTCCGGCTATGGGGGCAGGGGCTCATCTATGTGGAGCCGTTCCGGATCAACAAGGAAAAGAACTATGAATCCCTCGCCCGGTATATGTGCAAGGAAGCCCGGGATAAACTGGGACAGCGATCCTGGTCCTACACACGCAATGCCCGCAAGCCTGAAATGGAGAGTTTCCGGGTCCCGGACGACACACCGCTCAACGCTCCGAAGGGCAGCACCATCCTTGCGGAGGTCACCAGCCGTACCGAGTACGGCTGCTATCGGTACATCAAGTATCTCGGTGCAGGCTGGCAGCATGGGCCCAGGAAGAGAGCGAGGCGGAAGCGCCGGCGCTGACCTTTTATTTAATTTTTCTGACTTGGAAAGAATGTTATCTTTAGGAGAAAAGGAGTGAACAGCCTTGCAAGGCGAGCCCAAACATGGTAAAATGCTGACAGTGAGAGGCAGGTGGCTGGAGTGTCCAACCTGCCACCGCAACCGGCAGATGATGCAGATCCTTCCCAGCACCGAAGGGCGCAACATCGTGGCGTTCTGCCGGGTCTGTAAAACCGAACACATCGTGGATATCGTGAAGGGCGAATGCTTTGAGAGCTACGGCCAATGACTAGCGCAGAGATGCGCAGTTGTTGGCCGTAGTTTTTTTGTTTTGCCCGGGGACCCCGCCAGAGCCCAGCGCAGCGGGTCTGGCGGGGAGAGGACGAGCAACGGAACGGAGCGGATACCCGGCGCAAGCCGGGTGGAGCGGAGTGGAGTGGAGTTTGGGAGGACGAGATAGCCCATGGCGAGCAAACCGCTGCGGCCCTGCCGGTATCCAGGATGTCCGGAGCTGACCCGGGACGGCTGGTGTCCCGCCCACAGGCCCAGGCAGGCGGCCCGGAGGGAGTCGGCCCAGTGGCACAGCTGGTACAGCCTGCCGATCTGGACGGACGAACTGCGTCCGGCGCAGCTCCTGCGGGAGCCCTTCTGCCGCGAGTGCGCCCGGCGCGGCGTCCGCACCAGGGCCACTGACGTGGACCACATCCGAGATCACAAGGGCGACTGGGCGCGGTTTACCGATCCGGGCAACCTGGAGAGCCTGTGCCACTCCTGCCACAGCAGGAAAACCATGCGGGAACAGTGGCAAAACAGGCAGAAAAATTCGCGGCCCAGATGACCAAAGGCCCGGGATGCTTGGGCGCCCCTGCGCGCGGCAGGAACCAGGCGCGCGCGCAGGGCAAGGCTATGCCTTGCAGACCACCCACCCGGGTAGAACAAATATTCGACGCAAGCGGCAAGACCGCATGGCCCCATCCGCAGAAGAAATTTTCCCCACGAGGAGGTTATGGCGATGGCGGGGAAACGACAGCCCACCGACGTGGTGGTGGGCAACGGAAAAAAACACCTGACCAGGGCTGAGGAGGACGCCCGGCGTGACCGGGAGATCCACGTACCTCCCCCGGAGCAGGCCCTCGCGCCCAGGTGGCTGCCCAAGCGGTTCCACAGGGAGTTCCGGGAGACCGGCGACATCCTTTTGGGAGCCGGACTGTTCTCGGAACTGGACCGGGACGTGCTGGGGCAGTACTTCCTGGCCCGGGACCGGTGGCTGAAGGCGGACAAGCTGGCGGCGGCCGCGATTCGGGACAAGGACGAGAAGCTTGCCAGAGAGTGGACCGGCGTACAGAGCACCTACTTCCGCCAGGCACGGCAGTGCGCCGAGTCGATGGGGCTGTCGGTGTCCTCCCGGTGCCGGCTGGTGCTGCCCCCGGTGGTAGCCAACGCCGCCGCGAACGCCGGCGAGGAGGACGAATTCTCCAAGCTGCTGTATCTGCGCCAGGCGAAGGCCGCCGGTGAATAGCGTTGTGAAGGAGCCCCCGCGCGAGCCCAGCGCAGCGGATCACGTGGGGAGTGGAGAAGCAAGGGAGCGGGTGGAGCTTTCGCCGCAGGCGGAAGCGGAACAGAGCGGACTTTGCTTCGACGAGGGCAGCGGGCAGTTCGTCTGTGACTTCGTAGAGCGCCTGCCTACCACCGACACCGGAAAGCCCTTCCGGCTCTACGACTGGCAGCGCTCCGCCCTGATGGAGTTTTACGGGACCATGGACCGGGACGCGGGTGAGCTGCTGCGCCGGTACTGGTATCTCTACCTGGAGATCCCCAAGAAGAACGGCAAGAGCGAGCTGGCGGCGGCCCTGGGCCTTTACCACCTGTTTGGCGACGGGGAGATGAATGCGGAGGTCTACATCTGCGCGGCGGACAAGGAGAACGCCGGCATCGTGTACCGGGCGGCGGTGTTCATGGTGGAGAGCGCCCCCTGGACGGCGAAAATGATAGCCCGGGGAGAGCTGCGGATCATACGCTCCCAGAAGCGGATGGAGTTCCGCCGGCAGGTCCGGGCGGCGAACGGCGGCGTGTCCTGGGTGACGGTGGGCCAGCTGGCGGTGCTGTCGGCGGAGGCTTATTCCAAGCACGGTTATAAACCCTCCTGCGTCATCTTCGACGAGCTCCACGCCCAGCCCGACCGGGAGCTTTGGGACGTGATGACCGCCGGCGCGGGCTCCGGGCGCAGTCAGCCGGTGTGGATCGTGCTGACCACCGCCGGGGACGACCCGGACCGGAAGTCCATCGGTTGGGAGATCCACGAGAAGGCGGTGGCCATCCGGGACGCCCGGCGGCTGCGAAGCGTTCTGGCGGAGGGGGGCGACCCCAGGCAGGTGCTCTCTCTGCACCACACGGCCCCGGAGGACCTGCCCCAGGCCCAGGAGGAGCTGCTGAGCCGGGATATGCCCAACTGGCTGCCGGTGCTCTACGGCCTGACCGCCGAGTTCGGGGACGATCCGGAGGACCTTCAGAAGCTGGATATATGGGACGAGACGCTGTGGTTCCGGTGTAACCCCTCCCTGGGCAAGCACCTGTCCCTGCGCAACATCCGCCTGGAGGCCAGGGAGGCCAGGAAGAGCGAGGCCGGCGAGAAGTTATTTCGCTGGCTGCGGCTGAATCAGTGGATCTCGGTGAAGGCGGTGGGCTGGCTGCCGGTGACGCTGTACGACAAGACCCAGTGGGGACCATCCGCCCGGGACAAGCGGAAGGAGTGGGTGGAAAAACTGAGGGGCAAGCGGTGCTGGGGCGGGCTGGACCTGTCCACCACCACCGACCTGACGGCACTCACCCTGCTGTTTCCGCCTCAGGAGGGGCTGGAGTCCTGGGTGGCCCTGTTCCAGGCCTGGCGGCCCCGGGAAGGCGTCGAGGACGCGGAGCGGCGGGACCATGTGCCCTATCGGGACTGGGAGCGGGCCGGCTTTGTGGATCTGTGCGAGGGGGACATGATCGACTTCATCCAGGTGGAGGAGGCGGCCGCCCGGGCGGCGGAGGACTACCGGCTGGACGCTTTGGGGATCGATCCTTATCTGAGCCGCACCCTGAGCCAGCGGCTGACGGGGCGGGGACTGAACGTCATTGAGATCCCCCAGAACATGCCGTCCCTGTCCCCGGCCATGAAGGAACTGGAGCGGCTGATCCGTGCCCATGAGATGCTCCATGTCCACAACACCTGCGCCCGGTGGTGCTTCGGCAACGTGCGCTGCGCCGTGGACGGGAACGAAAATATCAAGCCCATGAAGAACAAGAGCACCGGGCGCATTGACATCACGGTGTCCTGGATCATTGCCATGGCGGCGTGGCTGATCTATAAAGCGAAGAATCCCTTCGACAAAACGAAACTGAGGGAGGATTGGAGCCTTTGAGAACATGGAACGGCAAGAGTCCGGAGGAACGCTCGGAACGCCGGAGGAAGCTCCTGGCCCTGCTGGGGATCTATCTGGACGATCTGTTCTTTATCTCCGGATGCGCCTGCTTCACCGCGGCGGCGGCGCTCCGGTGGGGTGCGGCGGGGGCCCTGGCCGTGGGCGGCGGGTGCCTGATCGCCCTCTCCGTCCTGACCGCCAGGGCGGGAAGGAGGTGAGGCGCGGTGCTTTTGAGAAATTCCCTGGGGCGGCCCAGGGCGGCGGCGTGGTCCAGCCTGAGCTGGGCGGAGGCGCAGCGCAGATTCCGGGACATTTTCCTGACCGACGGGGAGTACGACACCGGCATCCGGGGGGCGGAACGGCTAAGCCCGGTGGCGGCGGCCCACCGCATCCTGTGCAACGACTTTGGCATGATCCCTTTCTCGCTCTACCGTAAAGACGGGAACGCCAGAATTCCAGAGCATGACCCGGACCTGGATCGGGTCTTCAAGGTCCGCCCCAACGACAACATGACGCCCTATATGCTGGGGCGGACGGTGATGTCCAACGCCTTCTGGCACGGCTTTGGCGCAGTGTGGAACCGGCGGGACGGGGCCGGGTGCGTCGTAGAGCGCCTTCCCCTGCCCTCAGAGTGCTGCCATATCCGGCGGGACCCTGAAAACGGACAGTATTTCTACGACTACAGTGTGGACGGCGCGTCCAGGACCTTCACCGGGTACGAGCTGAGTTTCCTGTTCTTCGAGAGCTATGACGGCATCCGGGGCCGGGGATTTTTGGACTTGGCCCGGGAGACCATCGGAGCGGAGGGCGCGGCTCAGCAGTACGGGCGGAAGTTCTACCAGAACGGCGCCATGATCTCCGGCATCGTAGAGGTAGACACCGACCTGAACCGGGAAGATCGGGAAAAAGTTCGAGAGCAGTTCGCCAGTTACAACCCCTATGGGGACGACGCCTTCAAGGTGGCGGTGCTGTCCAGGGGGTTCAAATACACGCCCATCGGTCTGAAACAGTCGGACGCCCAGTACATCGAGAGCCGGGCGTTCAGTGTGGAGGAGATCAGCCGTTTCACAGGCATCCCCAAGCACATGCTGCAGAGCGGGAAGGAGGCCTACGATAGCAACGCCCAGCAGCGGGTGGTGTTTGTCCAGGACACCCTGTCCCCCTATGTCATCCAGTGGGAGCAGGAAAACTCCTTCAAGTGCCTGCTGGGCATCCAGCGGCGGGAGGGGCTGTACTTCAAGGGCAACCTGTCGGTCCTCCTGCGGGGGGACGACAAGTCCAGGGCGGAGTACTACGAGAAGATGATCCAGAACTCCGTACTGTGCCCGGACGAGTGCCGAAGCCTGGAGGAGCGGAATCCCATCCCTGGCGGCCTGGGCGGGCAGTTCCTGGCGACCAAAAATCTGGGCTCCCTGGAGTCCGTGCTGAAAGGAGACGAGGACAATGGTTGATATTCCCCTGCGGGGCGAGCTGTGGGACAACGACAGCGCCGACGTCCTGCGTTGGTGGGGCTGGCGGGACATCACCGCGCCCATGGACATCCAAGCGGCGCTGGAGGCCGCCGGCGGCGACGAGGTGACTCTGCTGGTCAATTCCCCTGGCGGCGACATGGCGGTGGGCGGGGAAATCCGCTCCATGCTCCGGCTGTACAAGGGGAAGACCACCGCCCTGTTCCAGGGCTTCGGCGCTTCGGCCGCGACTCTGGCAGTTTCAGCCTGTAGCGTGATCCGGAGCGAACCGGGGGCCCTGCTGTGCTATCACAATCCCATGGGCGGCGCGGCGGGGGACTTCCGGGAAATGGAGCGCTCTGCCCAGGCGCTGCGGAACGCCCGGGACTGCATCCTGGAGATGTACGAGGCCCGGAGCGGCACGCGGCCCAGGGAGGAATTGATCGAACTGATGGACAGGGACATCTGGATCGCGCCCTCCCAGGCTCTGGAGTACGGCCTGATCGACGAAATAGCGGGGCTGGAGGAGCCGGAGGAAGATCCCGCCGCCTTTGTGGCCTCCACCGGGGGACGCATCCGTCTGACGGCGGCCATGCGGCGGAAGTATCAAGAGCATGTGGCGGAGGAGCGGGAGGCCGCCGCACGGACAGAACAGGCAAGACGCGCCATGGCGAAGATCCGGGCGCTTGCAAGCTATTGAAAGAAAGGCGGGTAAAAGTATGGACTTCATGGAGAAGATCACGGAACTGCGGGCCAGGAAAAAGGCCCTGGCGGACCAGTCCGCCGCCCTGGTAAAGGATGGGAAGCTGGAGGAACTGGACCCCATCACCGACCAGATGGAGGAGATCAACAGGAACATCCAGGCACTGGAGCGGAGCCTGGAGGCCAGCCGGGCGGGGGCGGAGCCGCTGGACGGCTATGACGGCATCCTGCACGACGGGAAGGACGGCGGGGACAAACGGGACGCTGCCCGCCCCTTCGCCAGCCTGGGTGACCAGCTCCAGACTATCGTGGCCGCGGCAAAGAGCCATCGGCTGGACAAGCGCCTGATTCAGGTGAACAACGCCGTGATGGGCGCCAACGAGGGCACCGGCGCGGACGGCGGCTTCGCCCTTCAGGAGGACTTCGCCGGGACCATCATCGAGAGCGCGGTGGAGCACAGCCAGCTTCTGAACCGGCTGGACCGCTACACCTGCTCCAGCCCCGCCAACTCCATGCGCTGGGTCAGCGCGGACGAGACGGATATTTCCACCTCCGTGTTCGGCGGCGTGCAGATGTACTGGGCGGCGGAGGGCGCCACGGTGGCCGCCAGCAAGCCCCAGCTCCGGGAGATGAAGATGGACCTGGAGAAAATGATGGGCATCGCCTACGCTACCGACGAGATGCTGCAGGACACCGCCTTCATGACCGGCTTCTTCGGGACGGCCTTCTCCCTGGCGGCGGAGCGCCTGCTGGTCTCCGGCGTGATCGCAGGGGACGGGGAGGGCAAGCCCAAGGGTTTCCTCAGATCCAAGGCCCTGATCACCGTGGATCCGGAGGCCGGCCAGCCCGCCGGGAGCTTCCTGGGGGCCAACGCCATCAAAATGCAGGCCAGGGCTATGCCCCGGAACCGGGAGCGGCTGGTGTGGCTGATGCACCCCGACGCGGAGGAGGTGCTGCCCTATCTCTCTATCCAGAATGGGGAGGCGGCCAAGTTCCTCTGGAATCCCGAGGGGGGGCTGGGCAACTTTGACACCCAGCGGGTGCTGAACAAGCCTGTGCTGTTTGACGACAGCTGCTCCGCTCTGGGGACGAAGGGCGACATTAACCTGATTGACCCCTTCCAGTACATCCTGCTGACCAAGGGCACCGCCCGTCAGGACTGGTCCGTCCATGTGGAGTTCCTCACCGACCAGAATTGCTTCCGCATGGTGTACCGCTGCAACGGCGCCCCGAAGACGGATTCCACCCTGACCATCAAGAACAGCGCCAAGACCCGCAGCCCCTTCATCGCCCTGGCGGACCGCGCCGGTGGCGCGGCGGGCTAAGGAAAGGAGTACGGTATGGCTAAGAATGAAAACGACGCTCTGAAGGAGAATACCACAGAAAACACCACGGAAAATACCCAGAAGTCCGAAGCTGAGAACCAGACCTCTTCCCAGGAGAACGGCTCCTCTGAGACGGCCCCCGTGATCTGGCCGGCGGTGGTACGCTCTCCACAAGGACTGAACCTCCGAAAAGGCCCCGCCCTGAGCTATGAGGTGCTGGAGGTCCTGCCCGACAGGGCGGAAGTCACCGCGCTGGACCTGCCTATGGGGGCGGAGGTCCCCGGCTGGCGGCTGGTCTATACCGGCGAAATTGTGGGCTGGGTTCAGAGCCGGTTCCTCCGGCTGGAGTATTGAGGCATGGCCCTGACGGAGGAGCGGCGGAAGACGCTGCTGGCCTACTGCCGGGTTGATACGCTGGACGAGTGGGAGGAGGTCCTGCTGGCGTCCATGTATGACGCGGCGGTGGCGTATATGACTCAAGCGGGGGTGTCCGAGCCGCCGGAGGGAACGCCCCGGCGGGGACAGTACGAGCTGCTGGTGAACGCGCTGGTGCTGGACGCCTGGGACCGGCGGGACCTGACGGTCACCGGAACCATCGTGGCGGACAACCCGATGTTCCGGCGGATGCTGAACCAGATGAAGCTGACGGAAGCCTGGGAGGCGTGACCATGGGACAGACGACAGGGTCCGCCCTGACGGAACGGGTGGGAGTGCTTACCCTTTCCAGGGCGAAGGGGGAAGACCGGCTGGTGTGGACCGAGACGCGGCGGACCTGGGCGGCGGCGGTCCAGGACGACCGGAGCAATCTGTTCTCCTGCGTGGGCGTGGGGGCGCGGGGGGTGACCTTTACCCTGCGCGCTCCGCCCCGCCTGACTCTGTTCAACGCTCTGAGCTGGCGGGGGCGGCACTGCTTCCTCACCGCCATCACCGACGGGGACCCGGGCTTTGCCGCCGTCAAGGCCGCGCTGTGCGAGCCGGTGGAGTGTGTGAAGGACGCGGACCGGGAGACTCCGGGAACGATTTTTCCCGGAGTGCTCACCGAGAAGTACGTGGGGCATGAGCAGCCGGACCTCCACGGGGAGGTCACCACCCTGTACGTGCTGGTGACGCCAAAAGCGATCAAGCTTTCGCCCGGGTCCTGGGTCACAGCGGGCGGGGCGCAGCACCTGGTCCTGTGCCCCCACGAGCTGGATCCGTTCAAAAATGAGTATGAGGTCAGAAGAAGGGCGGATACATAGTGAGCGGATATGTCCCGGGTATGTTTTCCGGGGGGCTGTCGGAAGCAGAATACGATTACGTTTTCAATGGAGGGCCTAACCCCTATGCAGCGTCTCAGACGCAGGCATCCAGTCCACCGAGCTTTACACCGGCAGGAGCAGGAAACCACGGGTCTGGCGGAGCCGGCATCTTCATCGACACCGGCGGCTGGAACGCCTTTTGGGAGAAGTGGCGGAATACCGTCAACGCCATTCCCGGTATGAAAGAGGTGCTGCTGGAGCGCGTCGGGCGGGAGTTGCGGGACGAGACGCGCCGGGCCATCGACGCCTCGGGGCTGGACGACCGCCGGTACGGGCGGGTCAAGAAATGGCAGGGTCCCCACATCGGGACCAAGCTGGGCTATGTGGCCGTCCGGCCGGAGAGCGTGCTGGTCCAGTCCGGCGGCGGAAACAAGACGCCCCTCAACGCCGGGGCCCTGACCAGTTACCTCACCTCCGGGCACAAGGTCCGGGGGCCGTCTGGAAAGTGGAAGCGGTACGTCAGCCGGGCTGACAAGACCAGAGTAAAGGGCTTCGGCTTCTACAAGGCCGCCGGGGCCCAGGCGGAGAAGATTGCGATCCAGGCGGCAGAGGAGTTTCTGAACAGTCTGGCGGTGGAGCTGACATTATGATTATCACACCTGAAATTTTGCAGGCCGCCATTGTGGAGCGGCTGAAGGAGGTCTTCCCCGGGGAGCCGGTGTTTGAGGACGTGACCCGGCGGAACTTCCAGCGGCCCTCCAACCTGGCGGAGCTCCAGGGAGTGGATCTGGACCCGCTGGGGCTGGGACAGGGGGCGGTGCTTCTGCGGTACCGCTTTAAGCTGACCACGTTTGCAGAGGTAGACGAGGTACACGACTCCCACCTGCCGGTACTCGCCGCCCGGGCGATGCTGATTTTAGGCGCGTTCGCCTCCGGATATCTGAAGGCCGGGGACAGGGCCCCAAAGGTCACGGCCCTCCAGGCGAACACATCCCTGTACGACTGCGCGGAGATCGCCATTGCCTTCGAGCTGGCGCTCGACCGGCGGGAGTTCGTGCCGGAGGAGCTCTATTCCATTATGCAGAAACTCAGCACAAAATTTTTATAGGCCCAGCCAAACCGCAGCCCAGCGAAGCGGGTGCGGTTTGGAGAGGAGGAGCAGCGGAGTGAGTGAGCCCTGCCGCTTGCGGCGGGGCGAATGATACGAAGCTTGCGACGACGAAAGGAAGAAGAGACTTGAGTACTTTGACTATGCCCACGCTGACCGTGGCCTTCCGGCAGAAGGCCCAGACGGCGGTGGCCCGGAGCCAGAAGGGGACGGTGGCGTTCCTGCTCCGGGACGCGGCGGCGGACGAGGCGCCGCTGACCTATACCCTGACCTCCACGGGGCAGATCCCCAAGACCCTGGGGACGGAGAACCAGGATGCCATCCGCCGGGTGTTCAAGGGCGGGGTGAACCCGCCAAGGAAGGTGCTGGCCTACGTCATGGGGGCCGAGGCCGCCATTGGCGGGGACAGCCCGTGCCTGGAGTGGCTGGCGGCCCAGAAATTCGACTATCTGGCGGGGCCGGCGGACCTGACCGCGGAGGAGGCTCAGGCCATCGCCAAATGGACCATCCGGCACAGGGAGGATGACCACGCGATCTGCAAGGCGGTGCTGCCCAACCTGGCGGCCAACAATGAGGCGGTGGTGAACTTTACCGCCTCCGGCATCCAGACCGGGGACGGGACCTTCGACGCCGCCGGGTACTGCGGGCGGATCGCGGGGCTGATCGCCGGGACGCCCATAAAGCAGTCGGTCACCTACGCGGCCCTCCCGGAGGTGGAGGACATCCACCGCCTGACGCCGGTGGAACTGGACTCCGCCGTGGGCCGGGGAGAGTTGATCCTGTACCACGACGGGGAGAAGGTGAAGCTCGGGCGAGGGGTCAACTCCCTGACCACCGTCACCGGGCGCAGCGATATCTGGAAGAAGATCAAGATCGTGGAGTGCCTGGACATGATCCAGAACGACATCCGGCTGACCGTCCAGGACAACTATATTGGCAAGTACGCCAATACCTACGACAACAAGTGCCTGCTGATCACCGCCATCACCGACTACCTGCGCTCCCTGGCCAGGGACGGGCTGATCGACAGCGATTTTACCGTCGGGATCGACGTGGAGGAGCAGACGGCCTGGTTGGAATCGAATGGGACGCCCACTGTGGATCTGAGCGAACAGCAGATCAAGGAGGCCAACACCGGGTCCTGGGTGTTCCTGACCATCTATGTCCGGCCGGTGGACGCCATGGAGGACGTACAGATCTACATCTACCTGTGAGGGGCCCCCGCCGCAAACCAGCGGAGCGTTTGCGGCGGGGAGAGGACAAGTACCGGAATATATGAGCTCCCGCCAAAGGCGGGAGCGAAGGATATGGAGGTTACGAGGACGATATGGCATTTGAGAACGCAAGCCGCGCCATGAACGGCACATGGGGCCAGGTCTTTGTGGAAGGGGAGGAGATCGTGGAGGTCTCCGCCTTCCAGCTGAAGGCAACCTTTAACTATGACCAGGTCCTTATGTGCGGGCAGATGACCGAGGACCGGAAGCTCACCGGGGTGAAGATCACCGGTTCCATGACGGTCCACAAGGTGTACTCCCGAGGGGCGGACATCGCCCGGCGCGCCCTGGCGGGGCACGACGTGCGCAAGACGCTCATCGGCAAGCTGGCCGACCCGGACGCCTACGGGGCGGAGCGGGTGGCGGTGTACGGCCTGAACTACGACGAGCAGACGCTGATGGACTGGGAGGCGGGGAAGGCCGGGAAGCTGACCATCCCCTTCCAGGCCACCCGCGTGGAATATCTGGACCGGGTGGACCCGGCGTAAAGGAGGAACGAAAATGAGCGAGAAGAAAGAAAACGCCGGCGTCCTGGACCTGCTGCTTCGTCCGGAGTTGCCGGACGTGCGGCGGGAGCTGCCGGAGAAACAGGTGGAGGTCAAGCGGCTGTCCAAGCTGACGGGGGAAAAGGCCGTCTTTACCCTGCGGGGGCTGACCTACGACCAGGTGCGGCGGGTGCAGGACTACCCCAGAGGGGAGCAGGCGGTGCAGGGGGTGCTGCTGGGGTGCGCGGACCCCAAGTGGAAGGACCCCTCCCTGCTGGACACGTCCCGGAGCATCGCCACCCCGGCGGACGCGGTCAAGGCCCGGCTCACCGCCGGGGAGATCGACGAGCTGTACATGGAGATCCAAGAACTGAGCGGCTACCTGCGCCGTACCCTCGCTGACGTAAAAAACGGCTGAGGGCGGGGGACGACCCCGATTTGAATCTCCTGTTCTACCTGTTTCGCATCCGAAACTGGGGGTTTCAGGAGCTGCGCGGCTTCTGGGAGGACCGGAGTGCGTGGCAGGCAATCATCGGGGCGTTTTCCGCCTACGACTATGAGCTGAGGCAGGAGGGGCATTAGCGTATGGCCTACGGCGACAAATTCTCCCTGACGGCCTGGAGCCGGGACGGAGTAAAAAAGTCCGGGATCACGGAGCTGATCTCCGACCTGACCTGGAGCGGGTCCTATACCGACTGCGCCCGGAAGCTGTCCTGGTCCGCCCTGCCGGAGGCGCTGAGCGAGCTGGGGGGCGCGGTAGAGCTGGCCGTGGGAGAGGAGCCCGCGTTCTCCGGGCGGGTGTTCCACCGGGAGCGGGACAGCCTGTCCCAGACCTTCTCCTGCACCGCCTACGACCGGGGGATCTATTTGAAGCGGAACGAGACCTCCCTCGCGGTCCGGGGGCAGACCCCGGAGGCGGTGACAGGGCGGCTGTGCGCCGAGTTCGGCGTCGAGGCCGGGGAGCTGGCCGCCACGGGGGTTTCAGTCAGCCGGAACTTTTTCGGGGTGGACCTGTACCGCGTCATTCAGACGATGTACACCCTGGCGGCGGAGAAGAATGGGAAAAAGTACCAGATCCGGTTCCGGGGCGGCAGGCTGGACGTGGTGGAGAAGGCCCTGGGGCCGGAGACCCTGAGGTTGGTTCCGGGGAGCAACCTGCTCTCCTGCGCCGCCGCCGAGAGCATTGAGAAGCTGGTGACCTCGGTGGCGGTGTACGACGACCAATACAAGAAAATCGCCTCCTACGACAGCGAGGAGGGCTATCGGGAGCTGTACGGGCTGATGCAGCAGGCGCTCAGGGCCAGCGATAAGGAGGACCCGGCCAAGAGCGCGAAGCGGATCCTGGAGGACAACGGGGTCAAGACCACCATTACCGCCCGGTGCCTGGGCAGCCGGAAGCTGATCGCGGGCAGCGCGGCGGCGGTCCACGAGCCGGTCACCGGGACGGACGGGCTGTTCTGGATCCTCTCGGACGCCCACACCTGGAAGCGGGGGGTATATCAGACCACTGTGACCTTGGATTTCCGGAACCTGATGGACGAACAGACGGCGGGGAGCCTGCCCACATCGTAGGGGCGGCCGCAGGCCGCCGCCAAACGCAGCCCAGCGAAGCGGCCGCGGTTTGGCGAGGAGGAGCAGCGGAGTGAATGACCCCGCCGCAAACCAGCGAAGCGTTTGCGGCGGGGAGAGGACGGGCAGCGGAGTGAGTGAGCTCCGCCGCCTGCGGCGGGGCGAAGGATACGGAGCTTGCGAGGACGAAATGGACGCTTACGACAAAATTTACAGCGCGATGCGCGCGGCGGGGGCGGAGGCCGCCTCCGCCAGGGCGGTACGGCTGCGGCTGGGGAAGGTCCTTTCCGCGCTGCCGCTGAAGATCGAGGCGGCGGGGACCGTCCAGGAGGCGGAGCGGATCCGGATCTGCTGCAGCCTGACGGCGGGGAGCGTGTACCGGGCCTCGATGGAGGGGACCGGGCAGACCTCCGGCGGGGTGTCAGGGCCGGTCTCCGGGAACGTGGCCTGCGGGGGGCACGGGTCGCCTCGGCTCACTGCCGTGACCGGCGGGACGCTCTCCGCGGAGACAGTGGCGGTGGGGGACCTGACGCTGACCCGGGCGGAGATCGGCCTGCGGGCCGGGGACGAGGTGCTCCTGCTCACCGACGACGACCAGACCTTCTACCTCATCGACAAGGTGGTGAGGGCGGTTTGACGGATATTTTTCCCATCATCCAGCCGGAGGTGGAGGCCCCGAAGGCGGCCAGGCTGCCCCTGTGCCGGGAGGCCGCCTGGGACTATGAGAGGGGGATCCCGGTGTTCTCCGGGGGACAGCCGCTGGAGGTAACCGGGGCGGAGGCGGTGAAGGTCTGGGCCTGGAAGGCGCTGAAGACCGCCCGCCGCCGGTTTCCGGCCTACACCTGGGGCTACGGGTGCGAGGCGGAGCGGCTGATCGGCAAGCCCTTCGACGAGGGGGTGAAGCGCAGCGAGGCCGCGCGGTACGTGCGGGAGGCCCTGCAGATCAATCCCTACATCACCGGGGTGCGCAGCGTGGACGTGTCCTTTGAGGGGAGCGCCCTGGCCATCCAGTGTGAAATATCGACGGTTTACGGGGAGGTGACCGTGCGTGTATGAGAGTGTGACAGCCGAGGAGATCCAGCGGCGGATCCTCGGCCGCCTGACCACCAACCTGCAGACCCGGGAGGGCAGCTTCACCTCGGATGTGACCGCCGCCGCCGCCCTGGAGCTGGCGGACATGTATCACGCCATGGACGGCCTGGAGCCCAGGTTCTACCTGGACGAGACCTCCGGCATGTACATCGACCGGCAGGCGGCCGTTGTGGGGATCGCGCGGAAGGCCGGGACGAGGGCGGAGTGCGCTATCGCCTTCACGGGAAAGGACGGGGCCAGAGTCCCGGCGGGGACGCCGTTCTACACGGCGGGCGGGACGGGCTTTCTGCTGCGGGAGGACGCCGTAGTCGTAAACGGCTCCGCCGCGGGGATCCTGGAGGCCGCGGATCCGGGGGCGGACGGCAACATCGCCGCCGGGGAGATCACGCAGACCCTGCGCAACTGCTCCGGCATAGAGAGCTATACCAACGGCCCCGCCGAAGGGGGGACCGACGCCGAGACCGACGCCGCCCTGCTGGGCCGCTACCTGGAGCGGATGCGCCGGCCCGCCACCTCGGGAAACCCCTGGCACTACCGCCAGTGGTCCAACAGCGTGGAGGGGGTGGGCTATACCCGCGTCGTCTCCAAGTGGGACGGGCCGGGGACGGTGAAGGCAGTGCTGGCGGACCCGGAGGGGAGGCCGGCGGGGGCTCCCGCCGTGGAGCGGTGCGCCGCGTACCTGGAAACCGTGCGGCCCGTCGGCCCGGAGGTCACAGCGGCGCCCGCGGGTGCCCTCAGCATCGACGTGCGGGCTTCTCTGGTGCTGGACAGGGGAACCGCCCTGCCAGATGTAAAACGCGCCCTGGAGGCCTCCCTGAGCCGGTACTGCGGGACGCTGATGGAGGAGGCGTGGGCCTCCGACGTGGACCTGTCCCTGGAGACCATGGAGAGCCGGCGGTACACCGTCTACTATAACCGCTCCGCGTTCCTGCTGCTGTCCGTGCCGGGGGTGCTGGATTTTACCGAGTTCACCCTGAACGGGGGCAGGCAGAACCTCACCGTGGAGGCCGATGCCGTTCCCGTGGTGGGGTCGGTGGAACTGGACGCAGGAGCATAAGAAAACGCCCCCCCGGAGGGGAGGGCGGGGCGCTAGCGCCAGAGGCATCAGCATTAAAATTACGGCAAAAAGAAGATCATAGTCAAAAGAAGAGGCAGCATCCCAACAACCACTATGATCACGCCCCTCCAATATCTGGCGAGCTCTTCCTTCGTCATGTCGGAGAATCTCCAGCGGCACAAAGTCATCATATTGAGGCCGACAGCCGCGCAAACAAACGCGGCCATAGCCTCTAAAACGAATAGAACGACGAATTCCATAACAGATCGGCCCCCTTCTCGAAAAATTTCTAATATCAATATAGCAGAGGCGGCGGCCTTTGTCAACGAGGTGAGTATATGGCGAATGAAATTTCCGTCGTCGTAAAAATGCAGGAGGACCTGACCGGAAAGTTCAAGTCCATCGCCAGTACGGCCCAGGGGTGCTCCAAGGAATTTGAGCGGCTCCAGCGGAAGGTGGAGGACCTGGGCAAACGGTACGAGGACTTCAACAAAAAGTCCGCCAGCCTGTCCGCCGAGGCGCTTTCGGTGAAAAAGGCGATGGACGAGGCGAAGAATGCCTTTGCCAAGACCCAGGACGAGGCGGACAAAGCCAACTATGAAAAGCTCAAGGCCCAATACGACGAGCTGACCACCGCGGCAAAGCAGTATTCCAAGGCGGCGCAGGACACCGTGAAGGATATGAACGACGTAAACGAAGAGGCGCGGAAGCTGGCGGACGGTGGGGGCAAGGGGCTGAACTCCAATTCCATCGGAATCAAAGAATTTGGTGAAAGGCTCAGAAATTCAGGGCTTTTACAGCAAGCGAGCGGCTCAGTATCTTCTGCAATAAGCACCTATGCAACAAGCGCAATCGGCCAGCCTATGGCCACCGCAATCAGCGAGACCGTATCGGGGACCATTTCCGGAGTGGCGGCGGGGGCCGTCGCCGGGATACCGGGGATGATTATCGGGGGGATCAGCGGAACCCTTGCGGGCGCACTCAACGGCAGGACTCAAATCTACCAACAGCAGGACGACGCCTTTAAGGCCTATTACGCGGGCCTCTATGATACGGTGAACGCCAATACCACGGAGTCGCTGACCAGCGGAAAGGAACTGGCAAAACGCCGGGAGACCACCCGGACGGCCTTCGTCAACGAGCTGGGAGCGGAGCGGGCGGACCGGCTGCTGGCGGACATCCAGACCACCGCCAACGCCACGCCGTTCCTCTACGACGAGCTGACCGATCTCTCCAGAACGCTGCTGTCCTTCGGGACAGCGGCGGAGAACATCATCCCCACCCTCACTAAGGTGGGTGATGCCGGAGCGGCCAAGGGCCTGGCCGCGTCGGATATTTCCACTGTGGCATCTTATCTGGGGAAGATGCAGTCCAGCGACAGGGCCACGCGGGAATTCCTGGACCCGCTGATGGAGCGGGGCTTCGCGGTGTTCGACTGGCTGGCGGAGGCCAAGGGCACGGACCAGGCCGGGATCTACGACATGCTCTCCAAGGGGGACTTGTCCGGGAAGTGGGTCAGCGACGTGATCCTGGGCAAGTTCGAGGCGCTGTACGGCGGGATGATGGCGGAGCAGTCCAGGACCACCGAGGGCCTGGAATCCACCCTCCAGGGTCTCCGGGAGAACATCCAGAACGCCGGGGGAGACGCCTACAACAAGACCAGGCAGGATGCCTACTCCGCCGATATCGCCGCCTACGGCGGGGAACTGGGGGAGGCCCTGGCAACCGCCTACGCCGCCGGGGGAGAGGCGCAGGCCTACGGGGAGAACCTGCGGGACCAGTACCTCCGGGAGGCTCTGGACGTTGTGCTGAACGCGGGGCGGACCAGCCTCTACACCGGCGAGGACGCCGAAAAGCTGGCAGCACTTCACAATTCCTACACCAACGCCTACGCCGACTATACCGACGATGACGCGGACGAGGAAACTCGTATGCTGGCCGCAAAAAAAATGGAGGACCTGCGGGAGACCGCCGAGGCCCTGGCGGCAGAGACGTTCGAGTCCAGCGAGTGGACGCAGAAGCTGGACGACACCGAGAACGAGCAGATCGACGCCATCCGGGAAAACACGGTGGGACTGTACGCGGCCACACGGGAATTGGAGAAAACAGACCGGTTCAGCGTGGGACAGGCGGGTCCGGCAGTTCAAAATAAACTGGAAACCTTTCAGCGAGGACACTCCCTCCTCAGCGGCGCACTCAAGCAGTTTAAACAGGACGGGTCCCATGCATACGGCTTGGGCTATGTCCCCTTCGACGGCTACAAGGCCGTGCTCCACCAGGGGGAGCGGGTGCTGACGGCGGCGGAGAGCCGCTCGCTGGACGCGGCGGGGCGGGCCTGGGAGAGCCCCCCGTCCTTCGCCTACGGGCTGAAATATGCGCCCTTCGACGGGTTTCCCGCGGTCCTCCACCAGGGGGAGCGGGTGCTGGCCGCCCAGGAGGCGCGCGGCGCCGGCGATGGGGGCCGGAGGGCGGTGAACATCACCGTCAACGTCACCGGGAACACGGTGCGCTCCCAGGAGGACCTGGACGAGTTAGTCGAGCGGTTCGCGGCGGCGCTGGAGGAGAAGGCTATGCTGTTTGGAGGATAAATGGACATCATCTTTTTGGAACCGAGATCCGGGCGGCAGCTCACCATGCCGGTGACGCCTCGGGAGTGGGAGGTGGAGATCGGGCGGGAGGTGGAACAGCTGGACATGGCCCAGACCGGGCAGGTGAACCTGCCGGGGCTGGAGAGCCTGTTCAACGAGCGGAGGGAGTTTCTTCTGCCCGCCGGGGAGCGGAACTACACCCGACCGGGGTACGCCGGGGACCCCTTCGCCATTGTGGACGCCCTCGTTGGGTGGAGCCGGGAGGGGACGGCGCTGCGGCTGATCGCGTCCGGGA